ACCACCTCGGCTCCATGCCCCAGAAGGAACTAGACCGGCTCGACACGTTGCTGGACAAAGAGATTCGGGCGGCTCAGACATTGCATCACAGGGTACGCAAAGAGAAACAACGCAGGGCTAGGGCGGCACAACCAACAAAAGGAAAAACACAATGAGCTTTTACTTATATCTGATGCTGTTATTCAACCCACCGATTGAAAAGCCCTCTTGCACTTGGGCTGACATTTACAAATACCGAACATGCTACGCCGTACCAAAACCACAGTACCCAAAACCCTACTAAAAGAGGCCGGACATGGAAGCCGTAAAAACCCTTGGAGCGAGTGACAAGACTGGCAAGGTACGTAAGAGCCACGAGGCTTTTCACCAGTCGCACGCACCATCTCCAATTTGCAGAGTTGACCCCGAGAACATCGGGGAAGCGGTAAGGGTCATCCACGCCAGAATCAAACTAATACGGCTCAAGGAGGTAGGGGGAACGTATCTATTCATCGACAGGAACCTGGACGCATTCGCCATTTCAGAGTCACGGACGTGCATCAAGGCATGGATCACCGGCCACTTCGCGGAACTTGTAGGGTTTTACACCTACGTCAAACGTCACAACCTGCCAATCCTTAAGCCGACATTCGGGGGATTGGCGGAGGATATTCAGGATCATTTGAGGGAGCTTGGGAATGGGCATTGAATTATTAGTAATTGCCGTTCTGTGCGCCGTCTCTTGTTGGATTGGGGTGTATTTTTCAACCAAATATCAAAAGAAAGCTGAGATTGAAGCTTTTCACAAGCAATTCAATGACAAAAAGAAACAGATTCAAGCCGAGCTTGATGAAATAGTCACCATGAGGAGCGACAAGCCAGCAAGTGTCGAATAACACTGGCAACCCAGCATAGTTAATCCGCGTTGCGGAGGCTTTTACCTACTCGAACTAGGGCTGGGGTTTTTCCCTTGAAGCGATGACGCCAGTCGTCATGCTCATGCAAATGAGCGACCAAGAACGAATCACAGAGGGATTGAGATACCTTGCGGCTGAGTTTAGCTGCGAGGCATTCGAGTTCGAGCAAGACAACCCAAGCAATGCAATGTTGCTCGATGGGCTGGTATCCAAAGGCTTCGCCAAGCGCGACAGGGTAAACGGGCGTTACGCCATTACCGAGACAGGCCGTAACCGGTTAGCAGCTATTGCTGAGGCCGTGTAAATGGCTGGTGTAAGCACATACACACAGAAGATTGGCGATGCCATCTGTAACAGACTGGCAGAAGGCGAATCTCTACGGTCTATTTGTAAGGATGAAGATCAGCCTTCGATGGCCACAGTTTTCAAGTGGCTTAACGACTTTCCAGCATTCTCAGAGCAATACGCACGCGCACGCGAGGAACAAGCAGAGGCTTTGGCCGATGAAATCACGTCTATTGCTGATGAAGTTGGCACTCGCTCACTGGTAAATGAAGAAGGTGAAGAAGTCCTTGTTGCCTTTGATGCAACAGCCGTTGCCCGTAATCGACTAAGGATCGACGCCCGTAAATGGGTCGCTTCCAAACTCAAGCCCAAGAAGTACGGCGACAAGATGATGCTTGCCGATTCAGACGGTAATAACTTGCCTGCACCTCAGTTCATCATCCAGCCCGTGGCAGCTAAATCCGAATGAACGCCATGATGAAGCCGGTGGCAATGCACAAGCCTGTGCAATTGCAGATACCGGTCAAGCTGATGCCGATTCTGGAGCCTAAACGCTTCAAGATCATGCACGGTGGACGCGGTGGCGGGAAGTCTCACACGGTTGCCCAGGTGCTTGTGATGCTTTCGAGCATGAAGAACTTGCGCATCTTGTGCGTTCGCGAGATTCAAAAATCCATTGCTCAATCCTCGATGCAGGTCATCAAGGATTACATTAAGCGCCTAGGCATGGCAGCCTACTTTGAAGTCCTTAAGACTGAGATTAAGTGCAGGACAACTGGCTCCACGTTCGCCTTTATCGGGCTACAAGACCATACCGCTGACACGATTAAGTCATTTGAGGGTGTTGATATAGTTTGGGCTGAAGAAGCCAGCAAGATATCTGCCAACTCCTGGAACATCCTGATTCCGACAATTGTGCGGAAAGAAGGGGCCGAGATAATCGCGACCTTCAATGCCGATCAGGAATCGGATTACGTTTATAGCCGCTGGGTAAAAGGTAGTGACCCAGACGCTTGGGTATGCCAGATCAATTGGCGAGATAACCCTTGGTTCAATGAGGCGATGGATTCCGAGCGATTAAAGCTCAAGGCTCTCAATGACGACCTTTACGATCATGTCTGGGAAGGAAAGTGCCGATCAGCCGCTGGTCTGCTATTCAAACGCAGATGGTTCAAGCGTTACAAGCTAGGCGAGCATCCGAAAACGCTGCGTAACTATATGTCCACTGACTATGCGGGGGCACCGGACCCGGACGCGCCAGAACGTGATCCAGACTGGAATGAGTTTGGTGTTGGCGGCGTGGACTCATCCGGCGCTATTTGGTTTTTGGACTGGTACTCAGGACAAGAGGATGCGGCTGACTGGCTCCCTGCTTGGACGCAACTGGCGAGAAGTTACAAACCGCTTGCCGTGTTCGAGGAAAAGGGGACAGTGCTTCGCACCATAGACGGCACAATCACGCGTGAAATCCAGCGACTACGGCTTCCGGTTTATCGGCACGCACTAGCATCTGCATCGTCCAAAGCTGACCGTGCGCTAGGTTTTGCGGCCTACGCCAGCACCAACGACATTTGGGTTCCTGAGTGCGAATGGGGCGACAGGCTGATTAACCAACTTTGCGCATTCACCGGCCAAGACGGTAAGACCGATGACATGGTGGACGTGTGCAGTCTATTCGGTCGCGGCGTTGACAACATGCACAACGCACTGCCGGAACCCGAAGGCAAACCAAAGCAAGCCGAACCGTTCACTGAGGACTGGTTCGCCAAGAAAGACCGCGATTTATCTCGCCAACAAACCGAACGTAAAAGGAATTTTCTGTGAGCGATGATATCAACACGGCTTTCGAGGCTGGCATGGATGCGGCTGACGATCCTATGAAGGTGCCGGCCAAGGCCAAGGAGCGTGCAGACGTTCACTCATGGCTTGAGCGCATCAAGAAGGCTCGCAAGTTTGACGAAGATGCACGCAGGCAGTACGCCTATGACCGCCGATATGCCCGTGGCGACTCATCGTTTGACGTTGACGCCAATATCATCGGGACATTCATCGACATTCTGGTGTCGTTTCTATACGCGCAAGACCCTGCCTGCGATGTGTCACCGGCTAAGTGTGCCGAAGTGCCTGACATTGAGCTGATTAAGGAAATCGCAGAGGAAGAAGCTCAGAAGTCGCCAGAGGTTGAGCAGGCTGTTGCATTGGCCGCTGCACAATTCCCCGGCGATATGGAAATGCTGACACTGGCAAAGAACGCCGCTGTCGATGTTGCTGTGCAGAAACAATACCAGGCGATGAAAGATGCGTTCAATCGCAAGCAACGTGAAGCCAAAGCCTTTGCGGAAACCCTTGAGCTGGTCATTGAACGCTTGTGGAAAGACGCGAAACTCAAGATGCGTGCGCGTCCATGGGTGCGTTCAAACCTGACCGTCTCTGTCGGCTGGTTAAAGGCGAGCTGGCAGGAACGCATGGGTGAAGACCCTGTGACGCGTCAGAAGATCAACGATTTGCAAGACAACATCAACAAGGCCGCAGCCTTGCGTGCGGAAATGGATGAAGCCGCAGGCGCTCAGCAAGACGCATTGCTCGCTGAATATCGCCGTCAACTCAAGGCACTGGAAAGCAAGGTAGAGCGAATCGTTGCCAAGGGATTTGTGATTGATAACGGACAGGCCGAGTACATTCAAGTCGCACCCGGCGTGACGATTGAGAACTATCTGGACGCTGACTGGATTGCCCACTACATACCGATGGCAAAACAGGACGCTGTTGCTGACTTCAAGCTATCGCAAGAGCAGGCCAGGAAGCTTAAGTGCTATCAGCAACGCAAGCCTGAAATGACTAAGGCCGAGTCGATGAACCTTGTTGGCATTGAGTCGTTGGATGCCAAGGACGCTGACGAATACGTGTCGAACACCGACAAGATGAACGGCGAAACGGCGGGCGATTTTGTGATGTGCGTGGAGATTTGGAACCGCAACGCTAACTGCGTGATGACAGCTTTACAGGGCTTGGATTGCTGGGCGCGTCCTGAGTATTCGCCTAAGCCGACAAGCCGGTTTTATCCGTTCTTCTTGTTTGCCTCTGGCGCTATTGACGGCCAGAGACACCCGCAAAGCAAGGTTTCACGCAGTGCAAAGCTGGTCGATGAGTACAACCGTATAGGCACGGCTGAAAAACGCCATCGTTCGCGAATCGTCCCCAAGACTGTGTTCGACAGGACCGGCCTTTCGCCCACTGATGTTAGTGCTATTGCTAATGGCACCGAGCAGGAAATGGTGGGTGTCGAACCTATCCGGCCCGGTACTGATGTTGGCACAATGTTTAAACCTGTTGTCTATGCTGGCCTTGACCCTGCGCTATATGACCGTTCCCGAATCATTGGCGAACTGGAGCGTATCTGGGGCATTCAAGAAGCATTGAGCCAAGTCAGCACGGGCAAGACTGCGACTGAGGCACAGATTCAGCAAACAGGTTTTCAAGCGCGTACCGGTTCAGAGCGTGACTGGATGGAAGAAGCATTGACCGATCTAGCCATGTACACGGCAGAAGTGGCGCTAACCAACATGACCGGCGATGACGTGCGCAAGCTAGTTGGCCCTGATGCTATGTGGCAGCAAATCACAAGCCCGGAAGAACTACGCTCACTGGTGGAAGTGGATATTCGTGCTGGCAGCTCTGGCAAACCCAACACCACTGCCGAGCGTCAAGCGTGGTCTGTGTTGTTGCCGCAGCTCACCACTGGCGTGCAGCAGATTGCACAACTACGCGGTGCCACACCTGACGTTATCGCTGATTCTCTGGAAGAACTCATGCGGATCACGGTGGAGCGTTCAGGCGATTACATCAACCTCGATCAACTCATTCCACGCGCCAATGGCCAAGCAATGCCCACGGCAATGCCCGGCGCTCCGATGCCTGGACAACCTCCTGCGCCTGCTGGCGCACCACCTGTTGCACCCGAAATACCACAACCAATGTAAGGGGATTTTATGATTATCGAACCAGAAGAAAAAAACGAACCTGTTGATATTGAGCAAGAAGTCAGTGCCGCTTTCGACAAGGCCATTGAAGAATACCCGTCAAATCCTGATGCTGTTGTTGCAGACGAGCCGGTAATTGCAGCCGAGGAACCGGCAGCAGTTACGGAACCAACGGAACCCGTCAAAGCCGAAGCCGTCGAGCCTGCGAAAGTGGAGCCTACTGAGGCTGACAAAGAGATTGCCACGCTGGGTTTAAAAGGCCGCAGTGCTGAGCGTTTCCAGCATATGGCCAGTGAAATTAAGACGTATGCGCCCATCAAAGAAGCACTTGAAAAAGCTGGAGTCACTGACATTGCGGAACTGCCGCGCATGCTGGAGCGTGCAAAGGTAGCCGACGAATGGGAGGACGCAGTAGTTAGCACCAATTCGACACCTGAGCAAGTCGGCATGGCGTTCGATTATCTGCGCTTTGCCAATCAGGCATTGTCCGGCGACTTGAAGGCAGCAGAAAAATGCTACGCCTACATGACCGAGGAAATGCAGACATGGGCCAAGATGCTGGGCAAGGAAGTGTCTGGCGTTGTCGATCCGATTGAGGGCCACGCAGACCTGAAAGAAGCACTGGATAATGGCGAAATTAGCCGCCAATACGCCTTGCAGATTGCAGCATCCCGAACTGTCGGAAATATGGCTAATCAGCGCGACGAGCAAACCCGCAACGTGCAGGAAAGTCAGACACAGTTCGATTCCGGTACGCGCTCATTGAATGAACTGGGTGATGTGCTGACCAAGGCTGATCCGCACTATGATGCAAAGCTTCAATACTTCCTGCCTATCGTGAAAACCATTCGCGAAACCTGCCATCCAAGCGAGTGGGCCAAGCGTTCGCGTGATGCTTATCTGCAAATCCCTGATCCAGTAGCGGCAGCAAGGCCAGCACCAACACCTGCGCCTATTCGCCCGGCTGGATTGGCACCCGGGTTAACTCCTGTTCTCGATGATCCTATTGAGGCGTTCGACTTGGGTCTGCTATCTGTCATGTAAGGGAAATTCCCCTTGAAGCTATTTATGAATATGTGATTGTGCGTGTGCGTCTGACAAACGCACCACGCCATAGCTGTAATTGCCGGAGTCGCTAACCGGTAGCGCAGAACGCAGAGTGTCGCGCCCTCGAACGTGGACAACCCACTTTCTATTCTGAGGACACGACGATGCCGTTTACCACTATTCAAATCGCAGCAGGCACCAACTATTCGTTGGAAGCCTACTCGAAAAAAGATCCAATCGACTTAATCAACAAGAACCGGCCAACGCTTGAATGGCTGATGAAAAACAAAGAAAGCTCATTGTTCGGCAATGGCTATCACAATGAATCGGTCCATATTTCCAATGGCTCGAACTATCAGAACTACTTTGGTGCCGATGCCGTTACCTACAACGACCGCGATCCTAACCGCTTGGCCAAGTTTTCTTATGCGAACTTCCATGATGGCTTCGGCTTCGATGAAGACCAATTGGCTGCAAACGGCATTATTGTCACTGACGACAAAGAGGCCGTGGCTTCCGGCGCTGAAAAGATTCAAATCAACAACCTGCTGAAAAGCTCGTACTACGCGCTCAAAGAATCGACCCAAGAAGGCTTGAATCTGGAACTGTTGCAAGACGGTAGCTCCAGCACCAAGACCGCCAAGGGTATTGACCATTTAGTATCCACCACGCCATCCACCGGCACCGTGGGCAATATTCTTGCCTCGAACAGCTACTGGCAGAACAACGCTAACTTGGCAATCGCTACTGCAAATCTTCTGGATGAAATGGAAGAATCATGGCGCGCTTGCATCCTGTACGGCGGTCAAATGCCGGACTACATCGCAGCCGGTGCCGCGTTCATTGACGCATACCGCGCAGCCTGCGTCGGCCTGACCACTGGCGTTATTCAGCGTCAAATCGTTGTGCCTGAAAAGGGCGGAATTGGTGTTGACGGTGCGGTTTCTGGCCTGTACTTCAAAGGCGTTCCAATCGTTTGGGACCCATCCTTTGAAACCCTCGATGCACTGTTGGGTGCCATCACCTATCCATGGACAAAACGCTGCTATTTCTTGAACAGCCGCAGCGTGAAGTTACGCCCAATGACCGGCGCATGGATGGTCAACCGCAAGCCCGAGCGTTTGCCTGACCGTTATTTCCACTACTGGGGCATGACCAGCAAATACGGCATGACGACCAACAAGCGCAACAGCAACGCCGTTTTGAGCGTGGCATAAGGACGAAACATGAAAACCTTAATCATCAATGACACTGCAAAAAACATGCAAACCCGTGGCACGCCTTACAAGGCTGGCTTCAATGCGGTTTTGGTCAATCTCACTGCCGGTTCTCTGACCATTCAAGGCTCAGAAGATGGTTCTTCGTACTCGACGCTCGCCACTTTGGGAGCGTCAACGTCCACGACTGCAATGGCAGAAGTGACTATTCCTAACTACATCAAGGTTTCGACCGCAGCCAGTGTTTGGTTGTTGGCGGACTAAACAAATCAAGGGGAACTTTATGAGCATCACAGTTAAACGGTTACTGATAACGATCAAGCGTGATCTTGACACGATCACAACGGAATGTTCAGAGCATGAGTTGCCCATCTTTAAGCGATTGCACCTGACTGAAAACGTCAATGTGATTGAGAAGCTGGATGACGTTGAGCTGGATATCCCGGTGCAAGGGGAATACGGACGAATGGAACGCCGGTTTGGTATCAACGATATCGGCATGAAAGCCTTCCGTAGTGTGTACAAGGACGTTGACGAACTGGCTGCAAAGCTGGGTGTGCTGCATGACGGTCTTGCGGAAGAACAACCTCCGCAATTCCAACACAAGGTCCACAAACCAAAAGCAGAGTTAAAGAAGCCGAAAGCCGCTTAATCCCCTGGGCTGCTTTCAGTGTGGGGCTGGATAAAACCAGCCCCTTTTTTAAGGATCAATGATGCCAGTTAATTGCAATTGCACGGACACCACTGGTTATCGAACACTGGCGCAACTGCGTACAGATTTAATGATTGCGCTTGGCTTTGCCGTGCAAGCCGCTTCGCCGCCTCCGGGCATGGCTTCCTTGCTCACGCTTCACTTGCAGAAAGCGCAACGCCAAATTATCAAGCGCTTCCCATCACTGCGAACCGAGCGTTGGTTTACTTGGTCGCTTGAGGCTGGAGAACGCTTTTACGATTTCCCCAACAATGACGAAAACGGGATTACATTCCCCGTCATCAGTGCTTCAAATTCTACGACTGGCGGCACTCTTGCCGCTGGCGTACAGTCTTACCGCGTTACTTCGGTAAACGCGATCGGTGAAAGTTTACCGTCTGTCGCAGTAACGACCACGACCTCCGGAACGACCTCAACAGCAACAGTTACATGGGCAGCAGTTCCCGGTGCCACTAGCTAGGAGCGTTACGCCTGCCGGTGCTTTACCGGTGGCAAATACGACTATCGAATGCGCTAAGACAATCAATCAATATCAGATTACATGGGTTGGGGTCGATCAAGATAGCGGCTGGTATGAATTACGATACGGCATTAACCCTATGTCGCTTGGCTACGATCAAACCGGATGGCCCACCAATTACGAATTAAAGCAATGTATCGAGATATGGCCCGCGCCAGAAGCTACCTCTGGTGCATTGCGAATCAAGGCTAGATTTAAAGCCGAAGCCTTTACCGCAGACGGCGACAAACCAACGGTGGACGACGACCTAGTGTTTATGCTGGCGCTCGCTAATCTGAAAGCTCATTACCGTCATCCGGACGCTGGTAATTATGCCGGGCAGTTTGAGACACACATGGGGACTCTTGTTGCCGGTACGCATGGCAGCGCTCGCTATATTCCGGGTCGCAGCACGTCAAGCGGAAATGTTTATGTTGAGCCTAGGCCGCTGGTTCCGTTCACATGAGACAGATATTACTCAATGACTTTTCAGGTGGCGTAAATCGGCTGCGCACGAAAGGCGGCGCAAGCGGGAAGCTTCTTTACACGCTCAAGAATGCGTATGTCACGCATGAAAATACCGTGCAAAGCCGTCCCGGAACGTACACAACTTACACGTTGCCTGCTGGAACGATTGGCCTGACCGCATTTCAGGGGAAGCTGCATGTATTCGCGGACACTGTTGTTGTGATGACGGACGACAGATTTGTTTGCAATGTCGTAAAGCATCCGGTTTCGCCTACCGCCTCATTGATTGCCATACACAAAGCCGTCCCATTTACTGGGCATTTGTACGTAGTTGCCGAGTTTGACGATGGCGAGATATATCATTTTTACCTGCGATCCCCTGACGCATGGACAGCCAGCACTGATTATAGGCAAGGGGATTTAGTTACTCCTACGACGCCAAACGGCTACGCATATCGCGCTCGTCGCTTGGGGTCTGCTTACCCATTGTGGAGCGCAGGCGCAGCAAGAGCCGTAAACGACAATATTGAACCAACCGTTTATAGCGGATTTTATTTCACTGCTACTGCTGTGTTTGGGACGAACCCAACAAGCGGACAGACAGAGCCAACATGGAACTCCAGCACTGGAGCAACAACCATTGAAAGTTCAGACGGACAAGTTCAGGTAACGCCCGGCACCGGTACGCCGGGCGTTATTGGTCCACAACCAGGCACCGGCCCCGGCTCGGGCGGATACAACCCAAGCGACCCATCAATACCAGGATACCTAGAACCATGACAAACGCACACGCAGTACTCGTAACACCAAGCTCATCCTATCGAACCCTTGTGGATTCGAGCGGGTCCCATATAGCGGCAAGAGTTGCAGGCACTTACGGCCTTGGGCAGGGCGATCCTGCTGCCATTGACGGAACCGGCACTCTCTACCCATTGAACATCATCTACATTGATCCTGCTGACTATCCGTCATTCAGCAACATGACGCCAAAACTTCGGGTCAGGGTGGCTCTTTCTGTCAATGATACGGCCCCAACCGGGGACTTTACATTTGGACTGCATCCAGTGACGCGTCCAGCTTCTTCCGGTGGTGCTGGCTTGTGTATTTATACAATCGGCGCAGCGGTTGCGGGTTCGACCGTGGCTGTTTCGGCTCCGGCTGCTGACAGTGCAAACAATCTAGCTGGTGTTGATTTTGCGGTTCCTGCTGCTGGCTATTACGTACTAGGTTTTGTTAGTACGGCAACAGTGGCGGCGTCTTCGCACTTACACATCAGCGCCGCGCTGCAAATCCACGCTACATGATGCCATGGCAATCAGGAAACTTTTAGACGTTAATGGCCGTACCGTCTTGATAGATGATGACCCTCCGGGTAGTGGAGGGTCAGGCAATAGCGTCACTGTGGCCTGTGACTTTGGCGCGTCATTCACTGACAAAGCGCAAACGGTAGTTACCGGCCAAACATGGGTAACAGCTAATAGCGAGATTGTCGTTTCAATCCGCACCCCTGCTGGCGTTGACCCGGACGAAATTCGATTACTTGATATCAAACCTGTCGTGTCTGACCTAGTTGCTGGTGATGGTTTTACGCTCACCGCGTATTCCGAACCAGAAGCAAAAGGCAGCTATGACTTTATGTGTGTAGGAGTTTAAAAAATGTCAGGTGCAAAAATAGGCTTCGGCTCTGGTGTAACGGAGCTAACCGCAGACGCTACCGGGAACGCAAAGGTAAATCTGCCCGTTCCACAAGAGGAGGCCGGTTTTGCTTGCATGCTTTCCGAGCTGGACGCTGGCGATGTTTTAGTTAATCGCAGACTGAAAGCGTTAGAGGTTACATCTGACTTTCGCGCACGTATCGCGATAGACACCCCAATTTTTAACCAGTCGTTTGAAGGGACAATTATTCCCCAGGCGAACATTCAGCTAAACCTGACAACAATGACCTGCCCCATGTCGGGCGGCTGGCTGCAATTAAACGCCGGTAACGCAACGGCTTCGGGCAATGCAGCGAACATCAGGACATACCGCACGTTTGCACTAGGCACGGCGGCTGGCTTGCACTGTGAGATGTGGATTCGCGAAGGAAACGATACCGCTACCAACGCTGTATCAGAATGGGGTCTTGGTTATGCGACAGGCACCGCAGCCCCGACGGATGGCGTATTTTTCAGACGCCTGGCAGGCGGTCAATTAACTGCCGTCGTTAACTTTGCTGGTGTCGAAAACTCCGTAAATATTACAACCACCAACGTCCCTAACCGTGACGGCACAGGCGTATTTGCAGCAACCGAAGCGCAGCATTATTTAATCTATCAGCACAACGATGAAACGCTGTTTTGGATTAATAATATTCTTGTCGCGGCTACCCCTACGCCATCGAATCAAGGTGGGCCGTGCCAAAGTACGTCGCTCCCTGCTTTTGCTCGCGTCTATAACTCCGGCATCGCTTCTGCTGGGCGCCGTGTTGAGATTGGCTATCTTGGCGTAACGTCGGCTGATATTTCCATGCCCAAGCCTTGGGGTCACGTCATGGCTGGCATGGGTCAAGGCGCGTATCAGCTCCAGTCTGGTGCAGCTTCTGGTCAGTCTGCCTTGTATAGCCCTACGGCTGTCGCAGCGCCTACATGGACAGCGAACACGGCACCGGCTACTAACGCATTTGGTGGCCAATGGATTAGCCCTGTACCGCTTCCAGCCGGTTCCAGTGGTTTGGCGACTATTGCTGAAACTCACTACCCAATATTCGCTTACTTAAACCCTGTCGGGACAAATGCCTTACCCGGCAAGACGCTATACATCACTGGCATTCGTATCGGTGAAACCTTCGTGACCACGGTTTTAGGTGCGTCTGCCACTATCGTGCAATGGGGCTGTGCCGTAGGCGCTACCGCTTCAAGTCTTGCAACCGCAGACGGCGCGGCGACTTTGCAGCCGCGCAGAATCATTATTGGCTCTCAAGCCTTCGCAATCACGGCAGCGGTCGGCACTACGGCGGCTGGCTTCACGCATGATTTTTCACAGGCTCCGCTGGTAGTCCCTCCGGGCTGCTATTTCCACGTCATCGCGGCCCTGTTCTTGAATGCAGCGACCGGCTCGCTTCATGGTTCAGTAACGCCAATAGGATATTACGAATAATGCCAGCTCAAATATGGTCCCCCGGTGAACCGTATGCGCTAGGTGAGATTATCCAGCCACGTACAACGCCTGCGCCCGTGCAAACAGCAATCCCAAATGCTGGCTTTGAAACAGGTACGGCAAGCTGGACGGGTATCGCAGGCTCATGGTCGATTGATACGTCCCCCGTTTTTGAGGGCGCTCAGAGTCTTAGATTTAATGGTTCTGGCACAGGCACTGTCACCAGCACTGTTTTGGCGGACGTTCTGCCGGGGCAAGTAATTACGCTAAAGGCAAGGACGCGTCTTGATGCTGGGTCTTTTATCACCCAGCCCCAAGTGTTTGTTGGCATTTCGTGGTACACGTCCGGCTCAGTGTTTATCAAAACTGATTACGGCGACAAAGCATTAAGCTCCCCTTTGGACGCATGGCAGCAGATTCTGGTTGTGGCTACCGCACCAGCAACCGCTGCCTTTGCGCGCCCGATTCTCAAGGTCGATGCGACGGCAACCGTTGAAATTCATTTTGATTCGCTTGCATGGGATCAAACATATTCAGGGCCGATAGGCGGACTTCTTTATCAATGCACGACCGCTGGCACAAGCTCAGCCGTGGAACCTGTGTGGCCCACTACGGTGGCCGCTACGGTGGCAGATGGGTCAACACTTGTATGGACGGCGGTTCAGTCTAATCGCGTGGTGTGGACGGCGGTATCATTGCTGCGCTCAGGTGCGTCAGAACCGACTTGGCCAACTATTCCAGGCGCTTTAGTTGCTGACAACACAACTCAATGGGAGTGCGTAACGCAAGAAGTCAAAGACCCGAACTGTCCGAGAACGAAAGTTATTGCGGTTGGGGCAAGTAAAATATTTGCTGTCGCCGGTGATGTGGTGCGTTATTGCTCAACTGTTGACGCGCTGGATTGGACGAGCGCCGGTGATGCTGGGTATCTCCCGACCGGCCTGCACCAGTACGGCAATAACGATGCGCTGGTTTTAGGAGTGTACCGCGGCAATCTCTGCGTTTGGTCTTCGTCAACTTTTCAAATGTGGCAGATAGACCCAGATCCCGCCAATATGGCACTGCTCGACCAGATGGAGGGAATCGGCTCAACTTATCCGCTTGCGGCTCAGCCCGTTGGCGAAGAACAATTTTTTATGGCCGCGCAAGGGGTGCGAAGCGTTGGAATTTCCGCAGCTTCGGATAATTTACAGACAGGCGATATTGGCAAGCCTGTCGATTCCCTGATTCAAGCGCACTTGACTGCCGGGCAGACGCCAGAAGGGCTTTATGTTCCTGCGTTGGGCCAGCTATGGATGATGTTTACAAACAAACTTCTGACTGCCTTTCTTGATGACGTTTTGTATGATGAAGTTCGTTTTGTTATTGATGTTTTTGCTGCAACGTCCATTAGAAAAGAACTCCGTGGGGCGCGTGGCATTCGTCCATATACCTATTCCGAGGGTGTCTGGTCGCCATCCGGCACAACTGGGCTATTACCTTCTTGGGCGTCCATCGACCCAGACACGGGAGACATAACAGGAACCCCGGGTTCCTTGGCCACAGTAAATTCTGTCATCACCATCACAGACGCAGCAGGCCGGACCAAGCGCGTCAATATTCGATTCCAGGACGGCTCATAATGGCTACTGACGTTTGGGTGTATTCAATGCTGCAAGCAGGTCGTGGCGCGTGGTCTAAATATGTTTTTGATTTTGACATTGAAGCGTTCTCTCTGCTTGGCGACACTCTGTATCTGAGGCATGGCGATTACGTCAGCATCGTGGATTCCACCTATACAAGCGATTTTATTGAAGCAGCAGAATTGCTTGTGGATGGCGAAATTCAGTGGCCGTGGCTGGATATGAGTTTGCCGGGAGTGACGAAAATGTTGGAATCTTTTGACATAGTGGCGACTTCTGACCAGCTACCAATGATTAGCTTTGGTTACGACCAGCTTGCGCCCGCTACATTTTCGGACCCTTATGAAATTCCTGCCGATAGCTTGACCGGAACAATGATACCTATGCCGCTATCTGCGCCTTCAATTGCTCCAAAGATCACTTGGGCGAGCGGCAATATGACCATGTATGCGCTGAGCATGTATGTCCACGATAACCGGGCAGGCTCCTGATGGCTGACGGGTCTATCAATATCGTTCCCGAGCTGCGTCTTGGTGCGCCAATTCTGGAGGATTTTGCGCACATCGCCAAGAACATGCGAACGGACGAGATTGCCCAGTTCTTAGCCAAGACAGACTTGCCTTATTACACGTCCGATATTTGCGCTCGTGTTGCTGCTTCTATTCATGGCCCGAGCTATGTCTATGTCGATAGGGCTGGGTATCCGGTGCTGATCGGTGGCTTTGAGCCTATTCGTAAAGGTGTTTATGAGGCATGGCTGATGGGTACTGATAAGGCGTGGGACAAATACTGGCGAGCATTCACTAAGATTTCAAAGCGCCTGATAGCACAAATGCTTGATGGCGATGCGCACCGCATTCAAACCGCAGCATTGCCGTCTCGCCTTTTAAGCCATCACTGGTATGAACGGCTCGGCATGAAAAACGAAGGGGTTCAAAAAGCTTACTGCGCCAATGGGGAAGACGCGGTGATGTTTGCTATCATAAGGAAAGCGACATGAGCGGCGGCAGCGACAACGCGTCACGCGAAGCGGCGGCAACCGAGCAGCGTCGTCAGGATGCTATTCGCCAAACACAAGGTGCCGTAAACGCAGCCTTTGATAGTCCGCAACGTGCAGCAGATATTGCTGATTACGTTGGGGCCATGCGCCAATATTACGGCGAAGACCTGACGCGCCAGAAAAAGACGAACGACCAGCAATTAAAGTTTGCGCTTGCTCGCAATGGCCAGATTGGAAGCAGTACGCAAGTGGACCAGCAAACGCGCTTTGGCGAGGAATATTCAAAAGGCTTGCTTGACGTAGAACGCCGCGCACAGGGCGCTGGCGCTGAAATGGAAGCGGCTGACCAAGATGCCCGGGCTAACCTGATATCCCTTGCCACAACCGGACTGGATGCGACAACGGCAGCGCAGCAAGCCTCTGCTGCCATGCGCACTTCTTTACAGGCTGGAAAATCCACGTCGATGGTTCAGGGACTAGGCGACATGTTTGGCGGCTTCAAAGACTTCTATCAAAAATCGCAAGAGTCCAAAGTGCGCAGAGACGCAGACAAAAACGCCTATAACAATTACTACGTGCCGTCGCCTTCAACTGGCTACTACTACGGAAAGGGGCCTGGAGGATGATTGTTCGTGATGCTACTGATAGCGATATGCCATCAGTGCTGAAAATGGCGCGAGACTTTTATTCTGCGTCCGGTTATGACAAAGACGGGCCTTTTGATGAAGCTCACACGATGATAAACATCGGCGGCATTCGTCATTCCGGATTCCTTCTGGTTGCTGAGCAACAAGAAAAGATTGTCGGCATGGTGGCTATGGTTTATGGCGCTGGACTTTGCAATCCCGCACGTAAGGCGCATGAGGTTGTTTTCTGGGTGAGTCCGGAAACCCGTGGCGGCTTTGCTGCACTGGCCTTGATCCGTGCTGCTGATAAACGCGCAAAAGAATCCGATTGTGTTGGCGCTCAAATGGCGCATTTAACCAACAGCCCAGAACAAGTATCCAGTGTTTATTCGCGTTTGGGGTACGCGAAAACAGAAACCTATTACACCAAGCATTTCGGAGTTCACTGATATGGCGCTCGCTACCTCAACAATCGTTGCACTTGCCGCTGCTGCCGCTGCCGCAGGAACGAGTGCGTACAACACCAATCAGACTGCCAAGAAGCAAGACCGAGCCTTAGCGGGTTCGATCCGAAACCAGGACAAGAAGCAGCAAGAAATTGATGCTCGAATCAACAAAGAAGTGCAGGAGCTTTCGCAAAGCAATTCCGCAGATGAACGTGCTGAATCTCTGGCAAATTATACCGACACAGTTCGCAAGGGTTCGGGAGATATTACCGCAGGACTCACGCCGGGCATTGGATCGGATGCTTTCAAAGCGGACGCAGCGAAAGGCGCACAAGGAACACTTGATTACGCTGGCAACATTGCTGGCCTGATGAGTCGCATAGACGCTCCGAGTATGCAGCGACGTGGCGAAGCGTTCGGTTACGGTCGTCTTGCTACGGATAACAACATGATTGCACGCGAAGCACGCGGACAAGCGTTCCTTGATGAACTGCGTTTGCGTTCGATTCAACGCAATCCGTGGCTGGATGCTGCTGCTGCAACGATGTCATCGTATGGCGGCAACTTTAGCGGCGCGCCGACAAGCGCGACAGGTAGCAGTATCGGTGGCGGCATAGGCAGCGCAACTGCCGGGATCGGTGGCTGATATGCCAAGCGGATATGAAGGCTGGGGCCAATTAGGCACGATGCTTGCTGGCGGTGACAAAGCCGGGCAGGAAAAGGCTTACGTGGATCAGCTAAATCGAAATTACACTGCTTACGGAAACCTTGAGCAGGCGCGTAAAGAGCGTGCGCAGGCGATGATTGCACAGGGCCAGGTCGATGCACGCAGTACATTGCAGGACAGGATTAATGCCCAGTACAAGGCGCATGGAATGTTGAGCGAAGATGCTGGTGTTGCTGGTGCATTTGCGCTGTCTGATTCGACGCCCAGCTTTAATACCCATATGGGCGGAACTGAAAAAGTGGCCGACGCTACGATGGATATGCAAATCCGTGAGGCTTTGGAAAAAGGCGACTTAAAACGCGCCCGTATTTTGTCGGCAGTAAAAACAGACAAGGTATTGCCGCAAAGCAGGGGCGGTGAAATCTTCGATCCCGTCTCCCTCAAGACCACGACAACGCCGCTTGGCGATGCCACGCTCGAAGTGAAAGAACAGCAAGTGAAGACTGGACAAGCTCGCCAGCGCGCCACTGAAGCCGGTATTGCACGCGCAGACCGCAAGAGCCGCCTGTCTGAGATAAACAATAAGATAAAAGAAATTGAAACCGTTACTGGCAAGCCCATTTCAGTGGCTGACCGCGTTGACCTGATGGATCAGTTCCTTGAAACGGGCGAGTTTAGTTATGCCGACAAGCCTGCTGAGCTTGGCAATCGACCGACTTCTGCTGACGCCAATACCAAAACGCCGAGACTCGACGGGAGCGGTAGTGAAATGGACAAGCTCAAGGCACAAGCGACTCAAGCCATTGAGGCAAACCCTGCCGCCAAAGCAAAAATCATTGCCAAACTGAAAGCTGAAATTATTCGCAGAAAATTGAAATGACAGAAGAAAATCCGTTTGCTGAGTTTCTGGATAAAGAGCAAGAAAATCCTTTTGCTGAATTTCTGCCTGCGAAAAAAGCAAAGTCATCGGCTTTGCCAAACTACCTTTCACGAAAGCCGTCGGTAGTTGATGGCGGCTACATTCCAGAAGGCATTATTGCCCCGTCTGAGTTCGTCAACGCCAGTGCGCTTCCAGATGCAGCGCCACTTGATGACAAGATGCAGCCTATTCGTGACTTCCTGAAAGACCCGGGAACTGGCAAGACCCGCGAAACCCGAATTTCAAGCGGCACAGGTTCAGCCGGTGATCCGTTTATTGTTAGCAGCGCGTTTAACTTCGATGACGTTTATGACGCTGCCCCTAACGGGGCGGTATTCAGAACGCCTGACGGCAAGATTATTGAGCGCAAGGCTTCTCTGGGTGAAATGTTTACCGAACCATTCCAATCTGGCCTTGAATCCCTGCTTGGTGGCTCAGCAAGACTGGGCGGTGATTTTCTGAATGCAGGCGATGAAATGCGTTCAGCGTTGACAGACCCGAATTACAGGCAGTTAAAAGAAGGATACCCAGAATCTTCACTTCCTGTTTACAACAAGTTGATTGAACAGCTTGCGCCAATGAATTTTGGTGATCCGCTGAATGAAGGCGCTGATGTTTTGTTGACTTCGGCAAACCAACGTATGCAGGACGTAACCGCAGGCAGTACGCCATTGCGTGGAAGCCTGGGCGATATGACTGATCAAGTTATTAACGATCCTGAAAGCGTGGCCCGCCAGTACGGTCCGCAAGTCGTGCGGTCATTGCCTGCAATGCTCGGAATGCTGACCGGCAATCCCGCTTCTGCTGCTGGTGTTGCCGGTGGTGCGACCGGCATCGAAACATACGGACAAGATAGATTGGAAGGCATGGATGTTGGCACGTCTTTGCAAGATGCCGGTGTTCAAGCAATAATCGAAACGCTTGCAGAAAAATTGCCACTCGATGCTATTTTCAAGCCATCGACAAATCCCGCTGCAAAAGCTTTGCGCGTAGCCGGAACCGAAACACTATCCGAAGGCTTGACCGGCCCGAGTCAGTACGTTGCAGGCCAAGCGATACGCGGCGAAGGCATTGATACCACCGAATTACAAAACACACTGGTGGACTCACTCGCTGCCGGTGCTGGCATGTCTGGCCCGATGGCTGGCGCTGGCCTTGCTGTTGACCTTGCCGCTGGCAAGCAAGCAGTCCCAGACACAAAGCCGGATAGGCTTGGCGATCTTGTTGAAAAACTAAAACCATTATTCACGCCTGAAAAGGCAACCTCTCCACCTGTGACGGAAGCAACCGCAGAAACTTCTGTTTCAAAAGCAACGGCTCTCTCACAGGTGGAGCCGACTGACGATCTTGACGCTGCATTAACAGCATTACAAAAGGAAAAAGAAAATGAAACTGGGCGACTTAACACAACCGAAAGTGCGGATGCCGGGAATCCCGCGCCAACCAATCCAGAAGCCGCAAGTACGATTGCCGAATATTCCACGCCAGCCAATCCAGAAGCCATCACGGAACCCGGGCAGCGGCCCAACCCCGTAAATCGTTTGGCTGAACTGGAAGCCAAATCAGACACGCAGGATTTAAGCCCTGATGAGTCTGTGGAATATGCAAAGCTGCTCAAGGCTGATAGGACTGCCGGTAAAGTCGGCGGTCGCGTGATGCCTGGAATCAAGAACAGTACGGCCTACACGCAAGCGAAAGACGCCGGACAGCTTAAACCTGTTCAGACGTTTCTGGATGCCGACAACTTTAAGCGCATTAATGATGAACTGAACCATGACGCTGGCGATGAGGCTATCGCTCAGATTGGGCAGGCGTTGTTCGATGAACTTGGCGAAGGCAACGTATTCCACCGGTCCGGCGATGAGTTCATTGTTCAGGGCGATGACCCTGCCGTGATTGATGCGGCGATGACACGCGCCCGTGACAGGCTCGCCAAGGCTAAATTGCAAGTGACCTTGCCTGATGGTACTGTGATCGAACGCACCGGAATAGGGTTCTCTTACGGCAGCGGAAAAGACATTACGGAGGCCGAAAATGCCCAACGAACTGACAAAGAAAACCGAGCCGCAGCAGGACTCCGCACCGAACGCAGAGCAGACCGCAGCGGATTGGATTCTCGACCAGACCAAGCACCTGTCGCCGGACGACCGCAAGAAGGTCAAGGTAAGCGTAACGCTCCCACCAATGACCCGTACTCAGTAGATTCATTTTTTAATTCACTCGACCAAGAAATTGGCTGGTCAGAAATTGGTGGACGAATTCAGCGTTCGCCTGATATGGGCAATGCGGTTGGCGGCGATGTTATTGGCCGCAGCAAATGGATTGCAAAACCGGCTGCTGATGGTACTGAGTCAGGCTTTTGGCGTAACCGTCCCAATGCTTCACTCAATGAAGCGCAAGCCCGTGCGGCCATCAGCAAATATAAGGCTGGTCAAAAGCTAGGTCCGCGTGAGCAAGAGTTTATTGACTACGCTATTCGCACCGCTTCCGAGTATTCCAATGAGGCGCGTTTTGAAAACGAAGCAAACGCAGAAGTAAGCCGCTTGGCAGACATGAATTCTGCCACGATGAAAGTCATTGACGAGCTAAACGAGTCTGACTATCAAGAAGCATTGACGCTTGGCGGTTTGATCCAGCGTGCTTATGAAGCTGGCGCGCAGCCTGAGCAGATACTTGACATTACCTTTAACGGGCCTGAGTCTGTTCAAGCAAGACAGCTTATTGACCTAGCTAAATCACTGGAGGCCAGCCGTGGCAATGACACCCAATCAACGCAAGAGGATGGCGATGGCCGTCCTGAAAGACCTCAAATCAGGGAAGAACCCGTTCCCGCGCAAGGACTCTTTGCCCAAGCAAGCACCCAAGAAACCGTAGAGGCTGAACGCCGCAAGCGTGACGCTGACCGCGATGGTCGGACCGGCTCAGGCCGTACCGATATGCTGTCGGGCGATGGCGAACTATTTGCTGGAAATGCTCCTGAGCAGGGCAGTTTTGATGGCAAGGTAGAATCTACCCGTGATATGTTCGTGACAACACGTGGAGACCGTGAGGCACAGAATGAAAACGCCAATCCTAAAACTCAAAGCACCAAAAGGCTGGACACAGAAAGCGTTCAACCAAGAGTTGACGCTTCACCAAACCTCATTAGACGCGGAAAATACGCGATTGAATCGCTTGTGCGGCGGTTTGGCGGCTCCGTACTTGCTGACACCATCGCAAGAGACTTCCGCGAAACGGAAACTTCGCTCTTAATTGGGCAGAAAGTAGAGAGCGCAGCAGACCTTGCGGTAATTGCAGACGTTTATCGCAATCCAATATTTGAAACACTGCGCTATATCTTCATCAATAAAGATACTGGCGAAGTACTTGGCGAAACCGCCGTTTCTGCACGTCTTCCAACTTCCTCTAGTATTTTCCCGACAGAGATTGAGGACGGCGCTGCGTGGATCGAAGAACAAGCCAAGACTTTTGGTGCTACTGGCTTCTGGATGATGCACAACCATCCAAGCGGAAACCCTACGCCATCAAGTGCTGACATGAGGGCCACTGCCGCCATTCAAAGAGGCATCAGAGGCATCCAGCTAATGGGCCACGTTGTACTAAACCACAAGACATACGGATACCTGAAGCCAAACGGGACGCTGTACGCTGGAAAGAATATCTTCAACATTCCAAACAAGGGGGAATCTGACCCTTTGGTTTCCGTAAGAGGTATGACACTTGATGCGAAAATCGTAAGCCCAGATTCGGCGGCTCAATTAGCAAAAACTCTATTCTCGAATACGCCAGAAAACTCGGTTGCCGTTTTTGCTGTCGGTGCTGATTCATCTGTGCGTGCCGCGATGACGTTCCCACGTAGCGTTGTTTCCACTGATCGCTTTGCCGCAGCCATGTCCATGCTGACCAAGCGCAATGGCGCAGCAATGAACGCAATGGTAGTGACTCCGGCTATCTACAAATCACACGGCCCAGCGCTAAAGAAGATGGCATTGCACGGGATGCTAATTGATATTTTCATGGTGAACCCAGACGGCACGGTTGTGTCGTTGGCGAACATGAAAGTCGTCAACGGCAACAATGTCACGCGATTTCTTGAAAGGGGCAAAAAAGGAGATAAAGCAAGAGTCGTTAAAGAGGATTCGCCTGCTTATAATGCCGCAGAATCCAAACGCAATGAAGCCGCTGAATCGCTTCCTGCTGACCGTGGAACCGCTGGCTGGAACTACAAGGCTAATCGCTGGGATGGCCGTGTGGGCGCGCTGCGTGCGGCACGGGCTGACTTACAGGACAAGATGATTAGCTGGCGCTACTTGCAGGAGGACTTGAACAAAGTCATCCCTGATGCTGAGAATGTGTACCGCCTTGAAACCCTGATGCACGGTCGCGTAGCTGATCAGATGACGGACATAGAGCGTGAGCAAATTCTGCCGCTAATCGAAGCCATGCGCCAGGCCAAGGTGAAGCCTGAACAATTGGAGGAATATCTCTACGCTCGCCATGCTCAAGAACGCAACGAACGCATAGCTGAAATTAACCCGAAGATGCCTGATGCTGGCTCCGGTATGACGACAGCACAAGCTGAAAAGATTCTGGCCGCTGCTGACCCGAAAATGAAAGCACTGGCGCGCATGGTCGATGTGATTACCAACAAGACACGCAAGCGCCTACTCGACAACGGGCTGATTACTCAAGAACAATTTGACTCCATGAAAGCGGCGTATCAATTCTACGTGCCGTTACGTGGCAAGCGCACGGCTGCCAATGACTTTGACGCAGACATGCGAAAAGGTGTGGGCGGTGGTGGTGTAGATACTCGCGGCTCAGTATTGAAGCAAGCCATGGGGCGCGGTGAAGGAAACCTTGCCGAGAATATTCTGGCGGAAATTATTGGCGATGCTCAGCGTTCGGTCATCCTGTCTGAAAAGGCAAGAGTGGGTCGTGCTGTCATGCGCACTGTTTTGGCGAATCCAAACCCTTCGCTATGGGAGCTAGAGCCGGTACAAACTGAGCGCAAGCTGGACGCGAATGGCGAGGTTTACGAAGCCATCATTAACGATATGTCAGACCCGCGAATCATTGCGGTTCGCCATAAAGGGAAACTCTACAAAGTCAGTATTGCAGACGAGCAATTAGCCAAGGCATTAAACCATGTTGGCATAGAGCGCATGGGCAGCTTGACGCGCTTGGCTGGCAAGATGAACCGTTATTTCTCTGCCGTGCTGACGCAATACAATCCCGCCTTCATTCCGGTGAATGCAACCCGTGATGCTATCTTTGGCCTGACGGCACTGGCTGCTGAGAAGGGTGAAGCTGCTGCGCTTAAATCGGCCCTGCGTTATCCGCAAGCTATAACTGCAAGTCTTCGTTATGCCTACGGGAAACGCGGCACAAGCGAATGGGATACATGGGCCAATGAGTTTGCCAAAGCAGGCGGCCAAACTGGCTACGTCAATATGCCATCTGCCGAAGATATATCCACTGCATTCGGCTCCGGAAAGCTTGGCGGTTATAGTCCAACAGGTATTGCCAAGGTGGGCCGCGTCATTGCTGATCTGGTAGGTGTTATGAATACCGCAGTGGAAAATGCCTTGCGCCTTTCTGCTTACGTGACGCTTCGTAAAAATGGCGACACACCAGAAGCCGCTGCTGAGTACGCCAAGAACCTGACGGTGAACTTTAATCGCAAGGGCTTTAATGGCTCCAAGCTCAATAGCTGGTTCCTGTTCTATAACGCTGCCTTACAGGGCGCGGTGCGTTCCAGCAAGGTTATGCGCAAGCCTAAGACGTGGGGTTATCTTGGCACACTGGCTGCTGCTCAAGTCGCGGCTACTATGTTCGCGATGGGCTTGGCTGATGACGATGACGAGCCACTAGCGAACAAGATTCCAGACCATGTAAAACGCCGCAATCTCTGGTTCATTGTTCCAGGCGAACAGGGCGAACATACGCTTGTCACGATTCCGCTACCTTACGGCTTCAATGTATTGCCGTACATTTCCGGCAAGATGACCTCTGCCATGATGAACAAGGAAGACAAGCCGGCCGAAACCGCTGCGATGTTGGCGGCTAACTCTGTCAGTGCATTGGTGGAATCATTCTTTCCTATTCCCGTGGCCAAAGGTCCGGTCGGCATGTTGCCGTATCCGCTGACCATTGCGGCGAACGTGCAGACAAACCGCGATGACTTTGGCAGACCGATTCGCCAAGAAGACCCGTATGCAAAAAGCGATTTGCCACGGTCATCTATGGGCAAGCCTGACACGCTGGAAATATTCAAGATTACTTCCAAAGGGCTAAATCGTTTAGGCGGCGGTGATGATGAAACCGTGCCAGCTATTTCAGCCTTAGACCTTGCGCCGGAAGATTTGGAGTATGTCTCAAGAGCACTGACTGGCGGGCTTGGTAAGTTCGCTATGGACACTGCTGCGCTGGGTGGAAACCTTGCTGACCCAGACGTGCAAATTGGACCGGACAATGTGCCGATCATTAAGCGATACGTGACTAAGGTGGACGAACAAGCCGCTCAGCGTTCCATGTATTACGAACGCCGCGCCACGATTGACAAGGCCACTAAGCGATTACGGAAAGTTTTCGACAGCGAAGGACTGGAGGCGGCTCAAAAGTATCTGGAAGCAACCCCAGAACTGGAAGGCGCTCGCTTTGATACTCGCAAGAACAAAGGCAAGAGCGGCGAACCTGCCGGAAGTGTCATTTTATCAGGTGGAAATTATAAGCTGGAAGTCGGCAAGATTGACTCCCCTTATGGCCACTACAAGGCCACGGAAAAGCTGCTGACGAGCATTCGTGAAAACGTGGAAACAGAATACTTAAAGGTTCCGGCTGATGTCTTCCCAGACAAGAAGACCCGTGCGCGTGATATGGAATTGCGCCGCCTTGAGGTGCAAGCGTGGGGCGCTCAGTACAAATTCAATCAGGTTTGGAATCGTGACGTAGTGGACGATAAAACAGCCACAGAATAGGGCCGAGAATTAAAGCGGCCCCAATGATAAAGCCTGCCGCAATGCCAAACAGGGTGGCGATGACGCACCCAAGAATTATGGCCGCTAAACCTTTCAAAAATCCCATGCGCGAAGCATACCACTTAATTCCCCTTTAAGCGTTCTGGCTATTGGCCATCCTTGGATAACTTTATCAAGGAGCCATCGTCATGGCGGAATACTTAGCAGCCGGAACCACCGCAGCAAATGGCGCAGACTTTACCGTAGTCGCCGGAACGCCTCAGACCCTGTTTGTCAAACAAGCTTCTGGTGATGACGTTGCCGCACCAAACGGAACCGATTTTGAGATTGAGCATAAAACCAGTGGTGGGACTTACACCATCTTGTTCCGGCTTAACGCTGGCAATCATCCCAAGCAAATAACCGCCCCCGGCGTGTATCGCGTCAGGCGACTAGCAAGCTCATTTAGTGCTGGCTTAGATAAGGAATAACGGTGTCTGACCGTTTTCTAAAGGGGATATTCGAGGACTTCGTTCGTGGCGTTTCCTCGCCCATCACTGCGTCTGTCGGCGGCGCTCCTGCGCTCGATTACGTGTCTTTTGTTCTCGATGGCGTGCTGCAATCACCGACTGCGATCACTCGCGCCGGTTCCGCAACAATGTTCGACTCGTCGCTGCTGCTTGTTTCGGTCGGCACAAACGTTGCTCGGGATAATTACTACAACAACGTGACCACGTTTGAACGCGGCTCGATGATTGAATCCTCGGCAACCAATTTCTGTCTGCATTCAAACGACCAGACAAACGCCGCTTGGGTTAAAACCAATATGACGGTGGCAAAAAACGAGGTCGGACTGGACGGCAACGTGAATACCGCGTGCACCCTGACGGCGACCGCTGCGAACGCTACTTGCCTGCAATCGTTTGTCCATGCCTCCGGTACGCGGTGCGGCTCGATTTACATATCCAGAAAAACCGGCACCGGAAACATTGACGTTACAGTCGATAACGGCGTGACGTGGATAACTATGGGGACTGTTGATGGCCTTTACCGGCGCCACTTTACGGCGCAATCTGGCTTAACCAATGGCGTGTTTGGTATTCGGATTGTCACCTCCGGCGATGAAATTATCGTTGACGGCGCGCAGTTTGAAACGCCAAACGGAACAAGTGCATGGACCCCATCAAGCTACATTCCTACCACGACAGGATCAGTGTCACGCGCTGCCGACGTGTTGATTAATGCCGCCTATGCCTTTGGCACAGAGGGCATGTTTTACTTTGAGGGCGATATCGACTGCGGCGATGGCGCGAGTTGCACGCTGGTTTATCCATCGGACAACACGACAAACAACCGGATTACCATGTCCCGCACTGGCACGCGGACCATTGAGTGCGATACGTTCTCTGGTGGCGTGAGAACTGCCGTGCCAACGACAGCCGCGATTATCAATGGTGTCAAATTCAAGTGTGTCTATGGCTGGAAGTTGAACGACTTTGCCGTGAGCTTGAACGGTGCCGCAGTGGTAACCGACGTATCGGGAGCAACACCTGTAGGAATGAACGAGTACGCGACCGGCAACAGCTGAGCAGGCGGGTCGGAATTGCGTGGCTGCGCTTTCAATTTGCGCTATTACTTTCTTAAAAAGACGAACCCTGAAATCGTCACATTGGCCACGCCATGATTACCATTATCCTTTCGATGCTCGCGACAAATCTGACGGCTGGGCAGCGCAACGCTATTCAAAACCGAGGCATTAATTGGCAGGTGCTTAACACCCGCAACGGTCGAATTCTGCTTGATGTTATTGGGCAGCGTGATGATCTGGAATGGTTGATTGACCAGCTTACAACCGCAGGCAAAGACCCCATCCTGATTGCTGCTTATCGTGACGGCAAGCGCGTCAAGGGTGTGCCGGTAAACGTGGCCGCATGGCTTGACGTGGCACCTGATGTGAAAGACATGACGCAACCACAAGCGCACGCGTGGGTGCGACCGACGCAGTACGACCCCAATTTTCATACCTATTACGGCCATACGCCAAAAACCGACGAGGAAGAACCATGAAATTCTTGATTGCACTTTGCTTGCTGCTGCTGACTTCCTGCGCCACGCTTGACACCCATAACGCGAAAGCCTGGAAACCGAACGCCACGGGTGAGTCAGTCATCTTTGAAAACGACAAAGGGCTGGCAGTACAACAAGCTGATGGCTGGGTGATTCCATACACCTATGCAGGCACTGACCCTGACGAGTGGTACAAATACAACTTCAAGACGAATGGTGTTGATGAGCGCGAGGCGAAGGCTTTAAAGACGCTTGGCATTGCTTTAGCCGGTGACGTGATTACCTCGCATATCGGCCTCAATCGCGGTTGTGTTGAATCTAATCAGCTATTCCGTGCGGCTGGCCCGTGGGGTATGGCGGCGTTCTCGCTTGGTCAATACGGCATTTATCACATCGGCGCGCACTCCAGCTCGATTTACCAATCGACGCTGAAAAAAGACACGCGCCATATTTACGGCGGCGCTGCATTTAAAGGCGCGCTGACTGTTAAGAACTTGCTGGTTAAATGCTGATGAATATTTACAAGCAAGCTGCTGATGATCTTGGGTGCAATGAAGCGGCCATTCGTGCGGTTGCATCGGTGGAGTCTGCCGGTTCCGGCTTTTTGCCTGATGGCAGGGCCAAGATTCTGTTTGAGGCGCACATATTTTCACGGCTGACCGGACACAAGTACGACAGCACGCATCCTGATATTTCATCGCGGAAATGGAACAAGAAGCTATACAAGGGCAACGAAGCCGAGTATCGCAGGCTTGACCGCGCCATAGCCTTGAGTGCTGAAACTGCCTGCCAGTCTGCGTCATGGGGCAAGTTTCAGATCATGGGTTTCAACTACAAGCGGTGCGGGTTCGCTCAGGTGCGGGATTTCATGTTTGCCATGCGGTCTGAGGAAGGGCAGATAAAGGCGTTTGTCGGGTTCATCAAGTCGATGAAATTGGCTGATGAATTGGAGCGTAGGGATTGGGCGGGGTTCGCGAGCGTGTACAACGGGCCTGCTTATGCTGCCAACAAGTATGACTCCAAGATGGCGACTGCTTACGCCAAGTTCGCTAAGGAGCTTGGTCTATGATGGAACACGAAAACTCACGCCTTATCGGTGAGCTCATTGGCGAAATGCGCGGCGTTCGGCTTGAGATTGCACACTTGAATAACACGCTTGCCGCCAATACAGAAGCCACCCATGACCGCATGTCGCTAATTGAACAGGAAGTGCGTGATATGAAGTTATCAAAAGCTCTTGCCTTGGCTCAGATTAAAGGCGGCGCTTGGACAATTGGCGCGGCTATCACACTGATGACGCTGGGCGTTTTCAGCACAATAAAACTAATCATAGGGGCATTCGGTGGACTCAAACTCTAGCGATTTTGACCGGGAGTATGACTTGCTCAAGGAGCAGCTAGACCGTGCCGATGAGCTTCGCAAAAGCTTTCAAAGCACAAACACCAGCGCAAGCAATATCAACATCAATGCCGGTGGAGTAGGCGTGTGGATATGCTGCACATTCTGCGCACTATGCCTGATGGCCAGCTTATTCACGCTTTTGATTGTGTCCGACTACGGACGAAAGATTGACCGGGCCGAGGAATACGCGCAAGCGGCCTATGGAATAGCAACAGGAAAACAACCGGAGAAAACGAAATGATAGACGAAGAAACCCCAGAAAACGGCACTGAGAGCATCATCATCTTGACCCCGCCGCCATCACTGCCGCCGACTCAGCCTGTGCCTCCGCCACAAGAGCCACCACCACCACCACCTAAGAAGGTTGAATGATGAAACTCGTTAATGACGCTAACAACTGGTATCGCTGGTGGTCTATGCGGTGGATTATCGCTACTGCGTTTTTCACTTCTGTGATTGCGGCTTATGCCTTGCTGCCTTCTGACTGGCTGCCTGAAATCCCCACATACGTAAAAAAGGGGCTGGCCATCGGCTCGATGCTGACTGCCGGGCTTGCTGGTATATCCCGCGTGGTGTCTCAGCCGAAGCTTGAAAAGGACAAAGCATGATTAAGTTCGCTGACATCCCCGTCAATATTCTGGACGGGTTTTCAAAGTGGCCGCGTGTCACGCTTGCCGTATCTTGTATTGCAGCAGGGCTTGGTATTAGCTCAGCATTCAGTCAATCGGGAACCGGAATCGCGGCAATGGCCGCAGTTCTTTTGGCTGAGCTTGTCGCCGCTTGGTTTATCGGTCGGCCCGCAAAATGACCCCGCGCATGTGGCTAAACCTAGTCGGCGCTTTGCTGATTATCGGACTACTCGGGACGCTCGGGTATATCTGGAAAGACTACAAGGCCAGAGGGGCAAAGATTGAGGCTTTGGAATCGGTGTCCACCGTGACCAGTCAAGCCACGGACGCCCTAAGCACGGCCACGCAGGCCCAGCAAGATATTCACTTTACCATTGAAGACAACCGGTCAAAACAGGATGCAGCTTATGCACAAGTTATTCAGGCCAATTCAGATGCTGCTACTTGGGACGCTACTGTTATCCCTGACAGCGTGCGTAACTCAGACGGCAGTCCGTAGCACCGATCTAAAGATTATCCGGCTGGGTGTCGAATCGCTCACGGTGCCGACAAAGGTACAGGGCGATATCCAGACGCGTTCGCAGGCTGTCACCAATGGCGACCTTTGGAAGCTATCGGGCCGTCAATCGGATGCGCTGGAAGTGGCAAACTCCGACAAGGAGCAAGTGAGAATCTTTGTCCTGAAATCACTCGAAGCAATGGCCGAGGAGCGCGCAAATAAGTGTTCATTCTGGCAGTTTGATTGCAAGCGCAAGGCTCGCGATATTCGTTGAGTCTGCCCACAAATTCCCCACGATAACCCGCACACGCCCGTGCGATAGCCTATAAGAATCCGGGTGCCGGCACCACGGGGGTTTTACGGATTGCCCGGTTTCGACACGAAACGCCCGTTTTTGCTACGTCTCCGGCCACGGGATAAACACGAATTGCCCGGTTTTGACCCGGATTGCCCGTAACCATTCCCCATAAATTCCCCACATAATGCCCGCTATGGCGAGCATATACAGACACGGAAACAAATGGCGCGTGCAGGTACACATTAACGGCGTGCGCGATTCCGCCGTTCTCCCCACGCGCCAAGAGGCATCGCAATGGGCATTGCAGCGCGAGGGCGAGCTGTCTGGCCGTAAGCTGCCGGACAAAACATTCCTTGATGCCGTCATTTTGTACAAAAATGAAGTCGCGCCCACTCACAAAGGTGTCCGATGGGAGCTGGTCCGGCTTACCTCGCTTTTAAAAGAACCCATCGCAAAACGAAAACTTGCCGGCCTTTCATGCGATGACTTTGCACTGTGGCGTGACGCCCGGGTAAAAGTCGTCAAGCCAAGCACTGCGGCCCGGGAAATGAATTTGATGCGATCTGTGCTTGAGCATGTTCGCAGGACGCCATACCGCTGGATTCGTGAAAACCCTATGTCCGAAGTGAAGTGGCCGGCAAGCCCGCCTGCCCGTCGGCGTCGTGTCATGCCTGACGAAGTGGCAGAAATCAGGCTGGCGTTTGGTGTTGGATCTGGCTATCAATCAGCGACGATAACGCAGCGTGTCGGCCTGGCATTCTTGTTTGCCCTGGAAACTGCCATGCGATCAAGCGAAATCGTAAAGCTGCAATGGAGTGACGTGCACTTGTCGAGCCGATACGTGACACTGGAAGCCACCAAGAACGGCGACAAGCGCGAGGTGCCACTGTCTACCGTTGCGTGCGATATATTGCGAGCGCTGGCCGGTAGCGGCGGCTCTGTGTTCGATTTAAACGATATGATTCGCGATGCGATCTGGCGCAAGTATCGGCCAGCATCTTTAAAGAACCTGACGTTTCACGATTCGCGTGGCGAAGCTATTTGGCGACTATCGAAAAAGCTGGACGTTTTGCAACTTGCCCAGGTGATTGGTCATCGTGACCTGAAATCCCTGATGCACTATTACCGCGAGTCCGCTGCCGACATGGCTAAGCGGCTTGGCTGACACGGCGCCATTCGAGCGCGCACTCTTCCACCTCGGAAAATTTCCACACTTTTTCATTGCCGATCACGAGGGGTTTCGGAAAGTCTGGGCGACAAGAAATGCGCTCAAGAAATCCGCGACGGTTGGGCTCGCCCTTCTTGGTCCGCCTTAGGCCAAAATAATCGGCGCATTCGTCGGCGTTTAACCACCGATCACCCGCCATTGCCGCCGTCCTTTGGCTTGTGTTCGCCGCCATACAAATTCATTTCTTTCTTGTCGTAATAATCCCTCATTTGCTTTTCAGCCTGTTCGCGCATGTTCGGCGCTACCCATCTTCCAAGAAGCTCATAATTAACTGAACGAAGCGTTGTGTTTTCGCGGCTCAGTCTGGCTAAATCTTTTCCGTCATTATTTCTCAAATATCTCGTAATGCCATCGCTAAGTTGTGAATCTGATTTACCCGCTGAATACCCCAGCGAATAGGCGATGAATGAGAAAAACGACAAGGTAGCGATAATCCCAATTATTGCGTAAAGCATCACGCCTTCTCCGGCTCTGGGATTGCGTCGATGCCAAATATCTTTAAATATCCGCATACGGCAAAAGGGTTGGCGTAATACCCTCCGCCACAAAGAGTTGCGCTTACTTTGTCGGAATATTTCCCCGCCATCTCCCGCGTAATCACAAGCGGCTTCACTTCGCGGACGGTGAATGTCGGTGACGTGCCATCGCCAATGGTTAGCAGTTCAGACTTGGGCTTTATGACGCCATGAATTGAGCCGTATTTGTCGATTGCAACTTCAAACTCCCTCGGCTTCGCGCTCTCTGCCTCAAGCTCTGCCAACTGTGCTTTTAATGATTCAAGCGGCCCCTTGTTTGAGTCAACAATTGATTGCCCGTGCATGATGTTAGCTTGGTGTCGCTTTATTTGTGTCTCCAACTCGAACTTATCCATGCTTACTCTCCTTGAGTGCGGCGTTGATGGTGGCTAGAATATCGTTCGCCGATTTTTCTGATAATTTCACATACTTCCCGACTTGTTGTGCGATGGCTGCCTCCATGTGCGCTCGTGAAAGTAACAGCGCACCAAAATCATCCGTCACAACAGCATCAGGCGGGGCGTCGAACAGTCGCGTAACCTTGGCCGACTTGGCTAAAACCCATGAATCAAGATACGGCCCTTCTGAAAAATCGACCTGCCTATCAAAATCCTCCATGTATTCATACCTGTAAGCCACAGCCACCCCCTCCGCCCCCGCAGCTCGCTGGTTCCAGGCTGCTTGGTATGCTGACCAAGCAATACGAGAATTGTAATTAACGTATTCGCCATCTTCATACTGGCCTATGCCTCCCGGAAATTTAGATTCGTCAATCCACCACTTCTCAAACGCCTCTCTGCATTCACTGGTAGGTGCGGTCATGTGGGTTCCTTTAGCAAAATTGGAAAAAACGTTTCGCATGGTTTGTCGGCATCGCGGCAAGGATGGCAACAAAACCAAACCTCCCAACCAGAGTGCAGCTCGGTATCCGTAGCGCCCGTATAAAGCTCTTCTGTATGACCATCGCGACTTCCGCATTCCATGCAATGCGTATCCGTTGGGTATTTATCGCGGTCAATAAGGGCAATAATTTTTTGCGTCATGTAGTTCATTTTTTCTTCCTAAAACGATACTTCATGGCTTTAATCATTGCTTGATCTAGGGCGGATTCGGCAAGAATTACTCCGTCCTCAACTACACGCGGGAACCCGTGCGGGATATCACAGCCCCATGCACGATTGCGAAGCCATCGGTACATTTTGGCTTGCAGTGCGTCACGTTCTTGATTGCTCACGTCCCATCCCTCGCGGCTATGGCTTGGTCTATTTCGGTGTCTCGTTTTTCCAACTCTTTTGGCGATGCCGCTACCATTGTTTTCCAAAGAAAGTAGGCGAGTTTTTCAGGCTCTTTTTCTATGCCGTCAATCAGAAATTCGCGTCCTTCGTTGCGCATATCCCACGTTGGCTCAATCGGCACAAGTTGCCACCCCTCGGGCGCATCGTTGCCAGAGAGTAGGGAGATTGGTTGATGCTTGCCGCTTAGAAACTCAATTGCATGATGAACACTTTTTACCAAACCCTCATCAGTGCCCAAGCATCCCTCGCCCATGTACTCGGCACAGTTTTCATAGCTGCCTAACAATTCACGAATTATTTCTATTGCTCTATTATTATTCATCGCGCTTCCTTGGTTGGGTGGGGATGGCTGCGGGAAAACGCCGCCATGCGTCAGGGGTAATTGGTTTCGATGTAAGTGGGTCGTCATAACTGAAATAAAACCCTTCAAGTTCCCAATAGTTTTCTTTCCCGTCTCGCCATTGCGCTGCGTATGATGTTTTTTCACCACAGTAACAAACTAAAATTTCCTCGTCTTTTGGAGCATCGGCCATCGGCAACCACTGCCAAGCCTCCGATTGCAGGCGGTTCGCCCATGATTGCAATCTGGCGTGAATTGATTCTGGCCCAAGACCGAGAGCATCAAATTCCAGCATTTCCTTGGCTACTTCACTGATTGCATTCATTACAAAACTCCAAAAGGATGCATTTGCCGCTTTGCAGAGAGATATGCTTCATGCGCTTGTTCGGCGGTATCAAAAGAGCCTATGTGGATACACTTGGCGAACTTTGTAATTTTCGCGTGAAATCTTTCACCTGACTTACTGACTCCAAGAAGGCCGATTTTATTGTTTGAGTTTGGCCTGTGACTGTTTTGTTTATTCTGTGCCATCGTAGCTTCACGTAAATTGCAAATTCGGTTATCGCCTTTATCTCCGTTTATGTGATCTACATGCTCTCTTGGCCAGCAACCATGAACATAAAGCCAAGCAAGTCGATGGGCTTGGTAAGTGATTCTATTGAGTTTTATTTTTCTATATCCTTCGTGGTGATCTGCTCCAGCACGGCTTCCTTTTTTCATGGTGCCGGATGACTTTAGCCATGAAAATTCGCCGGTTTCGGGGTCATAATGCATAACCTCCTTTATCCTGTCCTGCGTAAGCTCAAGCAGCTCTACTATCTCGTGCTTTTTCATGGGGTGTCCTTAGTCGGTGATTGGCTGGCCGTTGATGGCCACGATGTCGAAGGGCGATTGGTGCCAGTCTTTTTCATAAATTCCGGTTTCTGTGTAGCATCCGGTTTCTGTCCAATATGGATACCTAGGATGATTGTCAAAAGTCACAATTTCCTTTTTGTCGCCATCACGCAGGACAACGCCATCACCAACCTTTAAAACAACATCTTCACGTCTAATTGAATCACTCATATAAACCTCGATAGGGTGCGGTTAGGCTGCTTTGCGTGTTGGGATGTTTTGTTCGCGCAGTGCTGCCGTTATCGTGTCAGAAACTGTGGCCATGACTTCACAGAATTGATCGGCATCCAATACGGCTTCCATAGCTCCCTTTTGAACAATCGCATCCAGCGCATCCTCAAGCCGTCCGTAATACCGTTGCTCGCTAACCTGAGTTTTTGGATTGCCTGCCTTGTCCTTTCCCTGGTACGTCTCCGTAAGAATGAAGTTGTACTTATCGGCGGTAATTTCAAAGTTTCCGATTTTCATAAACATTCCTCGTATTGTTTTGTGGTGGTGCGGTGGCAAGAATCGAACTTGCGACACCATCTGGTTAGATGTGTTCTACCGACTGAACTACACCGCACCATGAAATAGTGGCCATCCTTGGCCGGGGTGGGTTAGAACGGAGTGTCATCTTCTGGGAACGGGTCATCATTCCGACTTGGTGGAGTAGAACCGCCGCCGCCTTGTGGCTTGTCCTGTCGTGGCGCTGATTCACCCTTACCGCCTAGCATCTGCATTTCGTCAGCAATAATGTCTGTCGAATACTTCTCCACGCCTGCCTTGTCTGTGTATTTATCGGTACGCAATTTTCCTTCGATGTAAACCTGCGAACCCTTCTTAAGATACTCGCCTGCAATCTCAGCCAAGCGGCCAAAGAATTTGACGCGATGCCATTCGGTGCGCTCCTGTTGCTCACCGCTTGTTTTGTCTTTCCACTTTTCAGACGTGGCGACACTGATAGAACACATGCCAGTGCCAGATTGGGAGAATTTCAAAATTGGGTCAGCGCCAAGTGTGCCGACCAGAATCACTTTGTTAATGCCATTCATGCTGCTTGCTCCGTAGCTTTGCGCTTGTTGTGTTCTTTGGTTAGCGAGGTGCGAATTTTTGACTCAAGGCGAGTCCACAAGGCCGCCTTTTCATCGCTATCTAATTCCTGTTTTACGTAATACTCAAAACCGCCAATTGGGTCTTCCGCTTCAAAAAATTCCTTTATCTTGTAGGCTATCTTTTGTAGCCCTATTTGCTGATCTGCGTCCATTGCCTCCCACGCCCCATCCGTTGGCCTTCCTAGCTGCTTTAATGGCTCCGACTCCACAACGGTAACGGTGACTTCCGTATCACTTGCAACGCTCGCCTGTGCCATTTCATCGCTGGTATAGAGGCCAGACAATTCAGCAGGGAAGGCGCGGCGAAGTGCCAAAGCTTCTGCTACTTTTGCAATCATCAATTCCGGCATCTTTGCCCAAAGACTCGACAAGCTGCCTTCCTTGTTTGTCTGCTTGTAGCTTTCAAATTTCGCTACGGCATACAAAGGCTCTTTGAAGTCGTTACGCATGACGCCAATGCGAGCCGCAGCAGGCGGTGTCTTTTCAAGCCATACGTCAACCCATGTCTTTCCGTCTGCCGTCCACCATGGGCCAAGCTGACCCGCATAGTGTCCGCTGCGCTCAGCAATCAATCGAAAGCCATCAATGGACACCTGGATTGCCATAACCTCGCGGCGCTCTTTGGAATCCCAGCGTTTAACTGCATAGATTTGACGTGCGAACGGGTCAAGACCTGTGCGCTTGCATTGCTGCACAAACATGGCCAATTCATCATTTGTCGCACCCTTGGCAATGGTTCGTTTAATCAGATCGACTTGATCTTCGCTGATTTCGGTAATAGTGGTTAATGCACTCATGTGTAACTCTCCGTTGTTGCGTATCTGCCGTCCAAAGTTTCATCAATTTCATACTGGTTAATCGCCGGTATCACGCCGTTACGCGTATTGGCTGATTGCTGAATGTAGAAGTCGCGATTGTCGCTAAGCAGCTTGAATGCGCCCTCATCAATGGGGTTTACGATTGCGTCAAAGTTCATTGTTTCGTTTCCTCTAAATTTGCATTTCTAAGCCAATACGCAAGCAGGGATTCAGCCTTGACCATTGCATCAACCTCGGTCATAAAATGTCCGTGCCTATCTTTTAGACCGGGAAGGCCGCAACCAACTGCATATTTATTTTCCTGCCCTTTGCTTACTCCGCCATCGTAATAAACAGAGCAAGCTTTCCACTTCCCGATAAATAAGTCATTGGAATGCACATACTTTCCGTTATCGCGCTTCCATTCACTCACGACCCATCCCCCGTAAAAGAATTAGGAGCCATCAGCACACCATCCGTGTGCGCCGATGGGGTGGCGGCGGGTGCTTCCTGCGGGCCGAAGGGTTTTAGTGCGTCTTTCAAACGTTCTTCTGCTGCCCATTTTTTAGGCACACTTCCTAAATCGGAAGTCGCAATTACTCCCTTAGCAGCGGTCACAAGTTCATGCACATCTAGCTGCGCCAATGCCAGGTTATGAATTTCGTCAAATGTAGCGTTGCCGTGCATCATTGCGCGGCCAGCGATAGCCATCGTATTAATCACATCCATCACACCCCTCCAATTTGAGCCAACGCGCCTAGGGCTATCCATGACAGATAGGCGATTGATATTGCGTACAGGACTCGCGATTGCCACGGATCACGCGGGTCGCGAAATAGGAAGTTGAAGGCGGTCATTTCGGCAATCTCTTGCGAATGTTGTGCAGGCGCTTTGCTTGACGCTTAATGCGTGCAGCACCTGATGGGCGGTTAGTGCGCGGGGGCGCTGACATAACAGCAGGCATCAAGTAGCCGACATCGCCAAAACCTGCCGCTAATCCAGCGAGCATTGCAATTTTCATTGTGCGATTCATTTCTCGTCATCCTTCTCTACTGGCGCGGGTTTGGTGGGGTCGATTGGCTTGGCCGGATACAGTTTCTTGGCCTCGTCTAGCGTGATATTCACGCCGTACATGACGAACACTCGATCAATTTCACTTTCGGGAGTCATTCGTCTCTCCCTTTGCCTTGGCGAGTGCGGAGCGGGCTTTTTCTACCGCAAACATTTCAATCTTTGCCGCTTCGGTGTCACAGTTATCCCCAGCAATTTCGCCAGCCCAATTCAGCATCGCCTCCAAAGCCTCATAAAGATCAGGCGCGGCGTGTATTAGGTGGGCATTGGCGTAATCCTCGTCATCAACCTCGCCATCCTCTCCGAACGATGCTAAAACACGATTCGATGGCATTCCTGCCTGAACAATGTGTGTGCCAGACTGATATTTACTTGGTTTGAAAAACCAAGGCCCCTTCGTGAAGTTGCTCATGCCGCTTCACTCCTAAACAGTTCGTCGCAACGGGCGGACGCAGCTTTCACCGCCGCACGTCTTGCTTTGCGCATACGTAAATCGTTCAAAGCATTGGAGAGGATTGTGCTGATCGTTGGTGCAGGGTTGCGATAGCGCCAATCGAACATTCTTGCAATGCGTGTCGCCATGCCTTCGCCGTGCTGCTGAGCAATGCGCCACTGCCATCCGGTATGGCGATACAAATGCGAATCGCGGCATGAGCAATTACGAGCCGTGCATATATGGCTGCTGCTACGTGCCTTGAAGTTCAGCTCGCGGTATTCGTGGCTGATTGCTTTGAACTCTGCGCGGTTCATGGCGATGCCTTGGCGAAAAGAAGGCTCACAGGAACCGTCTGGCCAACATGACCGGCAGCATTTAATCGGTCGGCAACGGATTGTCTCGCGAATTGATAAATTGCATACACGCCATCAGAACGCAGGTAGTGTGCGTAAACATTGCCTTGCCGCAATACATTGACTGTGCCGCCGCAAATTTCTTCTACTTCCCACTTAGCCTGATTCATCTTCCCGCCCCTCGTCTGATGTGTTGTCGATGGGGGTAGATTGAACCTAGCATGACTATATGTCAAGTAATACTTTGCAATATGTCACGGACGTTTAACTGTCGTTCAGTTAAGACTGGGTTTCTAGGGTCTTGGCTATGGCAAGAAGTGCCTGCAAGCGTTCGGGAGCAAGCCCGTTGGCTATGTTCAGCAGGACTTGGGCCTCAGCGGTGGCTGGCATAGCTTGTGGGCCATACCAGACCTCATGCATTTCGGCATTTAAGGCAGCGCAAATCTTTTCCAGATTCTTCACAGTAGGAGTCCTTTTCCCGCTAATCCATAGGCTTACAGTAGATTCATCAACGTCAACCTCTCCCGATAACCAACGGGCATCTTTGCCAGAACGGGTTAAAAGGAGAGAAATGTTTTTGCCGATGTGAAGCATCTTATAGCCTATCTGTGTCAAATACTGAGAAGCCGTGAAGGTTTACGACTCATGCCGCCATTATCCTCGCCTGCCTGAAAATATTGCTTGACATATAGCAAAGTAAGCCCATAATGCGTGACATGACATATAGCAAAGCACCCAATCAAACCTTCCTTTCCTTTATCGAGTGGGCTGGCGATCAAAGGAAAGCCGCTAATCATCTTGGCGTTGACGAGTCCACGGTCAGCCTTATCGCTACCGGCAAGCGCCCTGTAAGCAAACGAGTTGCCCAGATGGCTGAAAAAGCCAGCCTTGGCAAGTTCAGAAAAGAAGCGATGTTTTTTGACTCTGAAGTGATGGGTTAACACAAGCCTGTCCTCTGTGACGGGCTTTTATTTGGCCGTAACAAGTAGTTCCGAATCCATCCGAATTATCCGGAAGCGCAATATGACAACGTATGACGACATTTACGAAGCACTCCGAGACACAGTAAAGCATCTGGGCGGCGCAAAGATTGTCGGCCATGCAATGCGTCCAGAGAAAACGATTGACCAAGCTCAGGGCTGGTTACTCGATTGTTTGAATCCATCGCGCCCTGAAAAGTTAGACCCAGAGCAAGTCATCTGGTTACTACGCATGGCGCATGACTCGGGCCATCACGAAGCCAAGATTTTTGTAGATCACGCAACCGGTTACCAATCCGGCGCACCGCTTACCAAAGAATCTGAGCAGGCCGAATTGCAGCGCAAGGCAATCGAAGCTGCTCAGCAAGTCACCAAACTTTTCGCACAAATGCAGGCCGCTGGCCTAAAGGTGGAGCCATGAGCGATACACAAGAATTGTTTGTTGCAAAAGACATTTCATCGCTTTTCTACAAACAGAAAAAACAGCGTGAAATTCTCAAGAAAATTGCTGACTACGTGACGGCAATGGAAGTAAACCTGAAGCATCTACCCGACACCATCCGCGTATCAGGCAATGATTTTGTTGACCTGCATTCGCATGGCGATATCGGGAAAGACGCAAAAATCAATTATCGCGGCATTCCAATTTTAAGGAGCTGATATGCCCACCATAACCAAGGATGTAGAAGTTGACGTGGATGTCGAACTCGAAGATTTCGAGGAAGCCGACATTATCGAGTATTGCAAATATAGGGGCCTGTTTACTGGCTCAAATGCTGATTTTCAACTCGAAGCGTTATTTCAAAAACTAATTGTATCGGGCTGGAACGACGATGCAAAACGGTTTGTAGAAGACTGGATTTATGAAGCCATTGGGAGAACCGTATGAGCTATCAACATCAAATCGAACTCGCCATCGACAAGCAAGACCGCATCTGCCCACTGTGGCGTGAACGCGCACAAGGCTACCTGTCGCACTTTCTGGCGAGCAAGCCGCAGTCTTTCACTATCGAACATTTCCGCGCCTACGCTGAACCGCTAGGACTCGAAGAACCCGACAACGGCGGCGCTTACGGGGCCATCATTCTCGGCGCTGCACGTCAGAAGAAAATCAAGAAAATCGGCTATGCGCAGGCGACACGGGCATCAGCACATTCGCGGCCATTGCGTGTGTGGGCGTGCGTATGAGCCACATATTCAAGATCGGTGATCGGGTGCGGATTTTAGACTCCGATATCGGCATGACAGGCAAGGAAGGGGTTATATGGAAGTTTGATTATTCCCCAGTCTCGTTTCAGCGGCACCTAGGGCAACAATATTTTGTAGATATAGATGGGGTAGGCCGTGAAAACGATCATTGCTGGTTTGCATACCCAGCTTGGGCAATAGCCCCAATCCAACCGCCCAAATTCCAAATAGACGAAATCCTTGCGATGAAAGACTTGCCGGATTTTGAGTGCCGGAAGGTGGCCGCATGAAGATTCTTGTATGTGGCGGACGCGATTTCAACGACATGGGATTTGCCAGCACTTTTCTGGATGGCATCAATGCTATCAGCCCAATTGAGATGGTTATTTATGGTGGCGCTCCCGGTGCTGACATGCTTGGGAAGTTCTGGGCTGAACGTACTGGAATCCACTCGGCAAGAGTAGAGGCCCAATGGCAGCGCTATGGAAAAAGCGCGGGGCCAAAACGTAACGCGGCCATGTTGCTACTAAAGCCCGATTTAGTCGTTGCGTTCCCCGGGGGAGTTGGCACCGCTGACATGGTTCGACGTGCGAAAGGCGCAAGCATTCCTGTACGCGAGGCCACCCCATGATCGCCTACCTTCTCCAGCGTTGGGCCGACTTCATCCATGAGGGCGCTATAAGGGCCGTGCAGGATGAGATTGTGTGGATTGAGCGCAACCAGGCGTGCACGTCTGATGATTACAAAGGCTTCGGACGCATTGCCGTACTAGACCGCGAATTGGCCCGATTAGAAAAGCAGCGCAGCCCGCAGCAGTTGGCAAGGATGGGGAAGTGAATTACTACAACCGGCATATAGGCGACTACGCAGCCAAAACCGGCCATCTTTCCATCATTGAGCATGGAATCTACACCTTGCTTATTGATGCCTATTACAACCGCGAGCGCGGCCCTACAAAGGCCGAAGCCGTCCGCTGGTCTAGGGCTAAGACTGCCGACGAATTAGCGTCTCTGGATGCGATTCTGGATGAATTTTTTGTTTGCGTTGATGGCGTCTACGTTCAGAACAGGATAGAGCAAGAGTTTGAAAAGTGGGCCGCGTTCCAAGCGAAGCAATCAGCCAATGGTAAGGCAAGCGGTAGAGCCAGAAAGGAACGAAAAGAAACGCCTGTTGAACCAAATGCTAACCAAAACGAACCACCGCTGAACGATGGTTCAACCAAAACGAACCAATCCACTAATCCAATACCCACTAATCCAATAACCAAAGAAGATCAAAAGACTTCCGCGACTGGCGTCGCTAGGTTTGAAGATTTTTGGTCTGGATATCCGAACAAGAAGGGCAAAGCGCAAGCAGAGAAGTTCTGGAAGCGCGACAAGCTCGATTCTCTGGCTGACCAAATCATCGCGGACGTTGAACGCCGCAAGTCTCTGGATTGGGATTGGGTGAAAGACGGCGGGCAGTACATACCGCACGGCTCGACCTACGTAAACGAAAAACGCTGGCTGGATGAAATCAAACCACGACCTAACGCCCCGCCTGAATCGAAATCCAAAGCATTGCAAGCAATCGAAAAACTTCAAGGAATGAAAAATGGACTGGCTCAAAACGGAAATCAACACAGGGTTATCGAAGCTGATATTGCTCGGATTGGCATGGGCTCCGGCGATGGATTTGATCGAGGGAACTTCGGCGGCATGGATGGAAGCATTGACTCATAACCGCGTTTGGGATGAATCACAGGACTTGCCGCGTATTCGCTCGGCGTTCTCGACATTGCTTGCAACCTCGGCCCATTGGCCCAGCCCAAGCAAATTGATCGAAGCAATGCCCGCAGTCGTGAATCACATTGCACTGCCGAAAACAACGCTAACCAACGAACAGCAAATGGAAAACTTGAAAGAAGTGCAGGAACTTCTAAAGCAGGCCCTGCCATGACCCCCGACCTTCAAAACGTATGGACGTGGATTCTTGCGAAGTGCGATGCAGGCGAGATTGCAACGTATCTGGGAATAGCAGAAGAAACCGCACTGACACTCATGGAACGCGCCCGTCTTGAATACCTGGACGGCAGTTTGGATATCCCGCTAACCACAGCACAAAAGAGGTAGATATGAAAATTCTATGGACAGTTTTTATTGTGATAGCAGTAATTTGCATTACGGGCATCGGCTCACTAATTGCCGGTCAAGTATTCCCTGTTGCGGCAGCGTCCTTTCTTTCCGCAATTTTAGGCATCGGTCTTGGATACATCGGCGGTATGAAAATCTCTGAAATCTGGGGATGGATATGACCACCCCAAAACCCAAGAAGAAGAAAGCGAGTCCGGCTCGTAAGTTTGGAAATAGTTTTAACCCGTACAACGAAGGCGCGTTAAAGAAGCAAGTCCCCAAAGTCGTTAATCACTTCAAGGTCTGAAATGAAACCCAATCCGTTCCACGTTCTTCCACCAAAAAACCGCGAGCGTGACATTGCCGGAGTTGTGCGGGTGCTGGAAGCCATCTATCCGAACAAGCCTGTCGTGGTGTCATGGAAGATCGCCAAGCCTGACAGGACGGCTCAGCAGAACCGTTATCTGTGGGCAGTGCCTTATCGGATGCTGAAAGAAGCAACGGGCCACGATGAAACGGAGCTGCACGAATACAACTGTGGCGAGTACTGGGGCTGGAAGTCTGTGAAGTGCCTGCCAACGCCTACAAATCCAGACGGCGTGACAAGTGTGCCGAACCGTACCACGACTACCGGCTATGAGGGCGAGCGCGATATCTGCCCAATGGAGGACTTCGTGGCGCTATGGGAAAAGGCTCAAAAGTGGGGCGCAGGGCTGGGCATCGTTATTCCTGACCCTGACCCAAATTACTGGAAATCGAAAAGCAAGGAGGCGGCATGACTTATAAGAAACTCACATCGCCTGCAAAGGTTGGCGCTGTCGTATTTAGGACGGGCGTATCTGAAAAGACGGTCATCGAATGCGCGCAGCGTCATTACGAATACAGCAAAAACCCAATTAAGTTCGATAAAGAAAAGCTGAAAGAAGCCTTGGAGAATTTCAAGCCATGAACTTCTTCGATTTAGAACACTACGCCCGCCGCCTGTGCGAGATACAGGGCGGCAACTGGTCGGCACATAAGCACAAACGGAATCACTGGCGCTGGAAGTTTTTGGAGCTGGTAAATGGCTGCTAAGCAGAAAACAAAGTGGCTAAGAAGCCCCGAGTATCTGGCGTGGGTGCGGACGTTGCCTTGTGTTGTTCGTGGTACATCGCCAAGCCATGCGCACCACATGACCGGATACGGAAATCGTGGCAATACGAAAGTTCATGACTTCTGGGCACTGCCACTTAACCCGCTCGAACACACTGAAGGCGCTGGCTGCATTCACCAAGGGCATGAGACTTGGGAAGCTGAGCATGGGAGCCAGTGGGCGCATGTGGCTTCTGTGCTTGGTAGGGCGATAGCAGTTGGAGTCCTAAAAGTATTGGATTTGGGTGCCACCGATATAAAAACGCAAGACTTTGAATCTAATGAAAATTATTGCAACGAAGTCATTGAATTGATTGGTTTGGGTGCCATCGTACTAAACAAAAAAGCCGCACTAGGCAGGGAGAATGTGTTTTGAGCATCAAACGCTGGGATGCCAAACGTGATGCCAATGAGCGCGAGATTATTGACGCACTCAAGGAAGTTGGCTGTACGGTCGAACAGTTAGACACTTTTGACTTGGTAGTGGGCCGCGTCATGCCCAACGGTGAGCGCCGGAACTTCTTGTTAGAGGTCAAGATGCCCAATAAACGGGATGACTTGAAAGACTCACAGATAAAGCTTCGCGATACCTGGCGCGGGCAATACACGATTGTGACCAGTGTTGTAGAGGCATTTGAGGCATGCAAGTTGCCGGTGGTGTATTGGAGCCAAACTTGTGACCCTTCGGACTGGTCTGGCAAATGAACCA